CAGGTGATAAAGCAAGTGGCTGATCGTATCAGAGAGTGCAGACGATTGCACAGTAAGCTTGGCCATGAGGCGTTGGATAGTTTTGTCTATCAACCCCCTGTGGTTTCAGGTATGGCTGCTCTTAGAGCTGCTGGCCCTTCTGTTCCGCCTGCCGCGGGACTTGTGAGTAATTCGGGTGCGGATGAAGAATCCCCTGATGATCTTGCAACTGATCGCCGTATCTGGGCTGAGTGTTGCATCGAAAGAGGATACTCATTCCAGAACCCTCAACTGGTTCATGCGTTGAATGCTGATGATTTGATCCCGTTAAGGAGACGACGACAGGAAGGATTGATGGTTATTCGATCTTCTGATCTTGCTGAGTTTCGTAAGGAACTTACCGAGCATCGGGAGTGGGCACGCATTCGTGAGTGGTGCAACTCCGCTTGGACCCTTCGTGATCGTATCGCGTCGTGGGACAGGTGGACGGCTGCCAAGTATACTCTACTAGGTTTGTCGGCTATTTCTCTTGCTATCGTCAGTGGTGGTGTTCTTTTGAACCACGATGAAGATGATGAGTTAGAGGAAACGTCGAATTTGGTAGATGGAATGCTGAGTAACTCCGGCCCTTACAAACCTGAAAAGGTTCCTAAAGGTGCTAGAGTTGTGGCTTCCCAGATAACCCCTGCGGTTACTTCTGCGTTCAAGAGCAATGCTGCTGATGTGTCAAAGCATACGCGGCTTGCAGGTGTGGACCAGAAGCGAGCCACGGTTCATCGGAACCTAGCGAAGCTCAATTCCAAGCAGAAGAACGTTGGATACGCCCTTTGGGTGCGTTCAAGTTCTGCTACGAAGGAGGGAGTTCTTGCTATCCCTTGGCATTACCTTTGCTTTCTGGACAGTCCAGTTCTTTACTTGACAGATGTTGAAACAGGTTTCACCTGTGAATACACTATCAAAACTAAGACTGTTCAGCCAGAGTGTGATGCTGCGGTTCTTGTTCTTCAATCCCCGAAGATGCGTGATCGCTCAGATCTGACTAGGAATTTCTTTCCCATGTCGGTTCAGGAGGCGATGCTCTTCAACGGTAGGGTAGATGTGATGTTGCCTGATGGCACATTTCACCCTTCACTTTGTGACGATATTCGTCAGCAGCGTGACCCTGTTGTTATTGATGAACACCCCCCCCAGAACACCCCACTTGCACCACGGACGCATAGAGCTGGAGCCTTTTATGGTTCTGATCTTAGTCCAGGTGATTGTGGATTGCCAGTGTTCTTTTCCGGCCCCCGGAATGGCGAGATGATGATTGTAGGTCTTCATTCGTTCAGTCAGGGAGTTGGAAGTCTTGGTGGCTGTTCGTTCCATGCTCGGAACCTCTTTGTTGAGGATCCGTCGTTTATCAGCAATGATAACAACCTTGGAACAGTAGCCCCTGCGTCTTTGAAACATCCTACGGGTGTTAAGTTTTCCAAACTTACACCTATAGTTCATGCTGCAAAGCCGCCCCCGGAGATTGCGGAGCATAGAGACAAGCGACCCGCCCATCTCGGTGTCATTGAGATTCGAGTGGACGATAAGACTTATCTCCACGATCCCGGGCAAGCTGTTGTTGACCAATGGGTTGAAGAATGCCAGGACGATCCCAGTGTGCCTTTTGAATACGCTTCAGATGTCGCTGATGCTCTCCAGAACAAGAGAGCTCGCAACATTGACTTTTCGAAGAACCGTCACTTGACCACAATGGAGGTAGTGAATGGCGTTTCGGGTATAGTCGATCGTATGGCGCATAGCAAATCTCCTGGGCATGGGCATAAACCCCAGCCCCAGGGTGCTTTGTTTGTTCCCCCGGCTACCAAGCCTGAGGAGGTGCCTGAGGTTTACACTGGATTGGATGATGAGCTGCAAGAGATGGTAGACTTGTTTTACCTACTGCTTTGCAACGGCATCAACCCCGCCCAGCTTTATCTAGCGACCGAGAAAGATGAACTTCTTAGCTCGGTGAAGATGAAGGCTATTCAGGGCATTGAACTCCCCAAGTGCGCCGTTCCCCGGATTTTCTGTGCAGCAACCATTGCTATGAAGATCGCGGAGAAGCGCATTCTTGCTGTCCGTTTCGCTATGGACAAACAGAACTGGGTTGCTTCAGGCTGCTGTGTTGGAATAGCAGCCCAGTCCACTGACTGGCGCGTCCTTCGGGACAAGCTTGGTGAGAGGAACTGTGAGGATGACAGTCATTCATTTGACAAGTTCATTACTTCAGCGATGCTCGTCAATGGTGTGAAGAGTTGGGAGGATCCCGCCAAGTCCGGTGACCTCGGAGCTTGGAAGCAAATGTTTGGTCAGTTCAATGAGACTGCTGTCGTGTTTCATAACTATCTCTCTGAGGGAGAGACAGAAGCTACGAAGAGCATTTCTGGACTTATTGCAGAATTTGAGAGATTGCCTCAGCGTGTTCGCGATTGGTATCGTGCACGTGTGAAGGCTCTCAATGATATAGGGATGAATCCCGCTTTGCCTGGTTATATGGTTCTTTACAGGAACAAGATATACAGGTTGACGCGAGGTTTCCCTTCAGGAATGTACGGAACGACACAGTTTGGAAGCACAGCACATGAAAATGTGGTTGTGGGTGCCAATATGTCGTATCGTATGACTCACCAGGACAAGTCGATGTCAGTTGCTCTCAGGGAGAGTGTTCAGGATACTGCTTTCTACTACTCGGATGACGGACTCATTGCGATGTTCGTAGAGAAGGAGAAGGAAGCAGAGTGGACGAAGCACTACGAGGAGTGGTGTGCCACTTATGCTGGATTGTCGATGAAGCTTGCTATTAGAGATCGTGATGATAACGTTTTCTTGCAGCGAGAGTTCAAGAGTGAGAAAGGTTCTGTTTTGTCCCCGCTGGCTAAAGAAAGTCTGCATAGCAGGCTGTTTTGGCGCACGCGAGGAAGAACAGACCTTGAGCACTTGGAAGATGTGCTCCCAGAGTGGGAGGCGGAAGTTGCTGCCCATGGAGAGGAGTACTATCGTGCCGCGACGACTTGGGCAGGTGCTACTGCCAAGGAGTTTGGAGTCAAGTGGTTCCCTATGGGTTACAACACTGCTTTCGACACGCTAGTTGAGCGTGCTCGTCAAACCCATGAGGAAGACCTTGAGCTTGATTACGAGGGTGAGAGACGTTACCTGGATTCCCGGCTTCTCGATTTATTGAGAGCTGATTTCCAGTCTAACATGGATACCACCACGTCAACAGCAGTGATGCCCCCCCCTTCTAGCCCTGCTAGTGTGAACAAGGGAGGTGCTACACCCATGGCTGTTACAGAGGTGGCTGATACATTCAGCCCCAGTGGCTGGTTCGATCGTTCGATTTTTGTCGGCGATTTCACCTGGGACACTGGAGCTGTAGCTGCTGACCACTATGCAGCGGCTTCGGTTGATGCTATTCGTGAT